GGCTCGATCAGAGCGGCCCCGTCTGAGCACCGATGCAGAACCTGGTAAGACTTACCTGACCAAAGATGCAGACGACGCCTGATGGCCCAGGTAGATATTTGTGACTCTAGAGGTAATTACACCTGCAGTAGAAAACCGTCTAACTACACTTGAGACGGTACAGTTTTACCTTTCAGATATCTTCGACCCAGAAGAACAGGAAATCACCGATCTGCAAATCGATGCGGCGTCTCGCTTCATTGAGAACTACACGCATCGTAAATTCGGTCTAGAGACCGTAAAAGAGCGCCTACCTTCCCCTCTTTCATTACACAATCGTGGTGGCATGCGACTAGTATTAGAACGTGTGCCGGTTGTGGCAATGACTGTAGTAACGCTGGGAGTAGACGGCGCTGATCTTACCCTAACGGAAACGACGAAGGATCTGTTTATCGAAGATCCGGAGGCCGGGTTCATATGGAGGAGATCTGGATTCAACTCAACGGCGATAGCAGGCGGCCTGCTTGTAAGACGCCCAACTCGTTTTGCCCACCCGGATTGGTATATCACATATCAGTATGGGTACAAGCTGCCGGGAGAAACCGGGCGAGATTTGCCCGAGGACATAGAGCTGGCTGCTATTCTTACCGTCAAAGAACTTCGTCTGACGAAGGATCGTGAGGCCAATGTATCTAGTGAGAGCGTCGGTGATGCTTCTGTCACATACGCTACGAATATTCCCGGCACATCAATTCTGCTAACTCGTGAGGCGCGTGAATTGTTAGACCCGTATCGACTTACGTCTACGGGCTTGCCGACATGAACGTTCCCGGACTCATATACGATATTACGTACTGGGAACGCGGTGCGCCTGGTGGGTTTGGTGAATTTACATGGAAGGCGGCTGTGGCTCTCAAAGGGCGCTGGCAAGACTCCGAGGAGCTTTTCACTGATAGTCAGGGACAGCAGCAGGTGTCTCGTGCACGCGCCTATCTGAAAATCGATGTGGCAGTGGGAGGTTATTTGCTTGAAGGCTCGTCAGTTGCGGCTGATCCTACCATAGTAGATAGGGCCTTTGAGATCAAGCAATATCGCCGCAGCCCTCCGCTGCGCCCAGGCGGAATGACTGAGCGGAGGGCGTTACTCTAATGGCCCGTCAGATTGACCCGCGTACCGCAGTCAGCACCATAACAGGGCAGTGGGAATCGTTTATTGATACTGTCAACGAAACGGCTGAAAGGACATTGCGTGACAGTGGCGAACGTCTAAAGACGAGAGCTATGGCATTGGTTCCGGTGAAGACAGGCGCTCTGCGGGCTAGTGCCGTGCTTGATACTGCACGAGATGCGGACGGGGCCGAAATGGCCGTCTCGTTTGGCGGGGGCTCGGTAGATTACGCCGTTCGAGTACATGAAGACCTGCAGTCGAATCGAGAGACCGGCATATCAGGCTTCTTGCGTGTTGCAGGCGAGCAAGTACAAGGTGAAATTGATGGCACGATAGCCGATGGCATGAAGAAAGCCGCGAAGGAAGGTAACTTCTAGTGGCAGTACCATCGATTGACATGAAAGACGTTTTGGTAACCGATGGCGTAGGTGTGTTCGGAGGTGGTGGTGTGTGGAGTATATACATCGGCACGGAGCCTGCTACACCAGATCAAGTCATTACGCTCTACGATACTGGTGGAACTGACCCCAATCCGCGGCTGTTGCTCGATTTTCAGACATTCCAGGTCCGAATACGTGGGTTGACAGGGGATTACCAAATAACGTACGAAAAGGCCGAGGAAGTACGTGACTCGCTGCTTGCGCTTCCAGCGCAGGTGATCAATACCACTCGATATGATGGTGTCTGGCAGGTAGGAGATATCGCTTTTATTGGTCCTACTGAGACTCGGCCTACATTCATCTCAAACTGGCGTGTGATTAGAGAGCCAGCAGCGGGCATGCACCGTGTGGCGCTTTGACGATGTACATGGTTCAATGTTCAGACTAGAATACCAGGTCACAGGCCTGACTACGAAAGGGTAGAAAATTATGGCTAAGCTAGTTCAACTTTCTGACGACGGCGGCTCTGTATGGGATACCTTGCCGGGTAGCTCAGGTGAACTGACCGAAGAACGAGAAGAGCTGTCTGATACCATTTTTGGGCAGACGTTCAACTCAAACGAAGTCGGGCTCGTCAACTGGAGTGTATCGGCAAATGCCTTCTACAAGGGCTTTGCAGGCTATCAAGCCAAGATACTTCAGCAAGGCACTTCGACTGCTATGACCGATGAGTCGATGACCCTTGTCAGTGGTAAGACGTTTACCATCGACGACGACACCAAAGAGATTTTCGACCGTAATCAAACACTCACCTTCGACGACGCCGCGGTACTTGTACCTGAAGCCGATATCGAAAGTGTCGATTATCTGTTCGGTACCGTTACGTTTACGGCGGGGCATACGGTCACCGAGCCGATCACTGTGCTTGGTAATTATTGGCCTGTCGTTGCTGTTGCCGGTGCGTCGAGCTACACGCTGACGCAGACGGCGGATACGAAGCAGACGACGGACTTTGCCGTGGCTCAGGCCAATGGCGGCTTCCATACGTTTCTGCCTGGGCTGCGCTCTGTAGCGCTGGAGCTGACAGGCTTCTATGATCTCACCAATGGCTTCTTGGTAGACCTCAAGGCGGGTACTGAAGTAGTTGTTGAGATCAATGCAGATGGCCTCGGGGAAGCATCGGGCTCAGTGGCACGAGGCTTCTTCAAGATCATCACACATGGCCAATCGGGCGATGTGGGTGCACTGGAAGAAGAGACGGTCGAGTTCAGGCTCACCGTGCCCAATGTCGATAAGATGGTGCTTCCGTTCAGCTGGCAGCATGCCGCGACAACGACTCTCGACACCGCTGTTCAAAAGGCACTCACGGCATGGCTTACTGAAGCTGTGATCGACGTCCAGTATCTAGAGGATGGTGTGGCTGGCGTCAAAGGACAATGTGTCGTCACCGACGTCTCTTTAGAGGGTGCGTTAGACGGTATGAACACCTTTACAATCGATGTGCAAGGATCTGGTGTAGAGACCGTCGTCTAATGTAGGCAAACGGTGCTAGTATGCGTAGCACCTAATGCAGCTACTGGTGAACTATGCCTGACAGAGACGATATACGAGCGCGGCTCTTCGCCAAAAAGGAGCGGAAGTCTGTCACCATCGATCTTTGGGATACTGAGATTGAGCTTCGTCAGCCTACCGTTGCCGAGATGCTTGATCAAACCGAAGAGACTGATCAGCGTGTAATGATCGCCTCCTTCCTTATCCGTCAGGCATATATACCTGGCACCGATGAGAAGGTGTTCGACTTCGCCGATCAGTCCGGGATACTCAATTGGCCTTATGGTAAGTGGGTGCAAGAACTTACAAATGCACTGCGCGATCTGACGGACTTGGATATCGAAGAAGACGTAAAGGAATAAAGGAGAACCCGTTGCTCTTCGCGGTTCTCCATATGAGCGATGCTTACCATGTATTGCCACGTCTACTAAAAGAGCAGATTACGACAGACGACGTCAGCGAATACATCGCGTGGATGCGGGTCAAAGGAGAGGAGGAGAAAAGGGCTCGGAAGCGATTAGAAAGGAAGTCACGTAGAAGGTAGAAAAGGAGATAACACGCGATGGCAGTGCAGGTAGGCGACCTTTTTTATCGCATCCGCGCTGATACTCGTGCCCTACGTACTGCCACACGCGAGATAAAGAGCTTCGCCGCTGAGCTTGAGCGAGCATCAGGTTTTGCTGGCAGGCTAGAGAAGAGCATGCAGGCCGTCTCAGCTACTGGTGGTAAAGCTGGCGACACTATAGCCAAAAGCTTCAAAGCCACCCAGATACGAGCCATTGAGAGTGCCAGACGCGAGTTCGAGCGTCTAGGCGAGACGATCAAGCGCAGTACCACCGGATCGTCCCAGGCTCTCGGAGCCCTCACCCGATCTTTCAACTCTTTTGAGCGCGCTGCCAAGAAGGCAACGTCGATAGATCAGCTTGTCCGCTCTGAAGAGAAGTTCAACAACGTCGCTGCACGTCAGCAGCGCGTTCTACGACAGACAGAGCAGGCGCTGAAGCAGAACAATGCAGCGCAGCAACAGGCAGCGACAGTCGTTGCCGGTACTCGCCGCGAAATCGTTAGCATCATCAGCGATCTGCGTCGGTTTGGTGGTCAGGATACAGAAGTACGCCGACTCGTAAAAGCTTTCCAGGAATATCGAGTAGCGGCGACAAGCGGTAAGTTGACTACTTCTGAGTTCGCTCAGCAGCAAGAGCGAATGGCCAAAGCGACTACGCGATCTGCACAGAAGGTGCGGGATCTCAACAAGGCTGCACGGCTCAAGCAGATTGACGCCTTCAAGAGTTCGATGGAGGCTGCGACCAAGTCTGTTGTACTGGCCCTCGGCCCTCTGTCTGGTGTCGCTGCTCGTATCACTGCGTTGAGCGGGTTGTTCCGCAGCAACGTGCTGATACTCGCTTCCTTGCTGGCTGGCTTTACAGCTCTAGGCGTATTGCTCCAGAGAGCCGCTAAAGCTGGCGAAGCTGCTGAGCGTGACATGCTCAGAGTCGAGGGCGTGTTGAAGGCTATGGGTGATGCTGCCGCTTTTGCAGAAGGCGAGCTGTCAGAACTCAACGACATAGCGGTACGGGTAGGTCGAGCGACATTGGCATCAGCAGAAGGGGCACGTAAAGCTACCGCTATCCTGCTGACGTTTGGCAAAGTCAGTAAGCAGATATTTGAAGAAACTCTGTTCGCTGCACAAGGCTTGTCTACCGTCATGGGCGGCGAGCTGGCTATCAACGTTCGTCGACTTGGCCGACTTCTACAAGATCCAGCCCGTAACTTAGATGCGCTAACGCGCGCAGGTATACAGTTCAGCAAAGCTGAAGAACGTGTCATCAAACAGCTGCAGGCGACTGGTAAT